TGAGAAGAGTAAGTAAGGGTGAGTTAGTGTTAGTTAGGAGTTAGAATACGTTGGTCCATGCTTGATGTTTAGCAGAACTAATCCTACCATCTTTAAGTAATCCATCACACACTTGACAGAATACTTCAAACTTTTCAACTCGTGTTAGGTTAGAATCAATTTTGTTTGAAGTTTCACCGACGACTTTGAGAAGTTGTTTTTTGAGCATGATGTTAGTGAAGTGAGTGAGTGTTAGTTAGTGAAGCGAATCACCAACGAGTTTGAATCAATGCAGAGTTGAAAAGTTGTGGTTCTGTGTGCATATCAGTCACTTCATACTTGTAACCCTCAACACGATTCTCAACCTCTTTTTCAAACATACACTTATTGATATAAGACTTAGATTGTGTTTTTCCGCAGAATGTAACCGTCTTATACATCAGACGCTCGCTGATAGTTCCGTCGGAATACTTGACGGGATAGAAGTCAACAACCATGTGAGCGCCGTTTGCTGTGAGTTGCATGTGAGGGGTGTTCCTTTGACTCTTTTAATATACGGGATCGGGTGGGGTGCGGTAGTTCAGGGCGATACAAAACTCAGGAAGAAAACCTTAAGGTTGTTTGTGCCGGTTGGGGAACTGTCACACCCACTCTGTTTTACCGGCGAATCTCCTTCATTGTTTGCTCTAATCGGGTCATACTTGCTTCGAGTTTAGCAACAGAACGATCTAACCTAGCAATCTCATTAGAACGCAATGTAGAGGTGTTTGGAGTCAAGAACTTGAGAATTTTCATCGGTGTAATGTGTTTCTGAAACGGGGACAAATTCATCATCGGAAATGTCATAAACTGTGACCTCCTGTTGGAGCGTCTCTTTGGAGCAAACTTGCAGTTGCTCAAGCAATTCCATGTAAGTCATTGTTGAACTGCGGCAATTGTGTGATAAAACATGTAGACACCGAATGATAGAATAGGAAGAGGAATAATAACTCCTTGTAAGATAGGATTTTTAATCATATGGACACAAAACATAACCCATCCGACAAAAATACTAACCGTAGCAACAATGAATGCCATGGCACCAATTGCCTTAAGAAGAATACCGAAATCCATGATCAACCTCCGAACATTTCAGCAAAAAGATTTTCAACTAATTCAGCACGTTCTTCCACTTCTTCGTGTCGATCGAGTTGATCACGCATGGAAATTAGTGCTGATTGTTGTAACTTGAGTTTGTCCATCTCCACGTTTAAGTAGTGGAGTTTGGTGTTAATCTCACAGCGATCAAGTCCATCAACCGTAGGCATATCGTAAACTGTGTTGTTGATCTTGCGAGGTTGACGGGTGACGGTCATTGATGAATCCCTTTGAACTACCTAATAATATACGCCACAGGGTCGCCTGGCGACCTCTAGTGGACAGTGTGCAGACTGTCACCATGACTTCTGCGCGGTAAAGTTTCTGTAACTAAACTCCCGACGATTCACCAACTTAAAAGTTCCATAACGATTGGACATAACTGAACCTTCATGATCACACTTTTCTCCTTGGAAGTAACAATCACATTGTTCCTCTGCAATCATATCATCCAGGAGCAATTCCTTGATGTGCATAACAATTTTGTAGAGGTAAGTTTGCATCCGAGTCATACCTGCGTCTGCAATATCTTTCTGTTCGCGTATGCACTTATTCACAGCAACTTTCAAGTCTTTTGTTTCCTTACCTTCAGGAAACTTGACGAAGTTTGCTGCAGCACCTGCAAGACTTATCAGGTAATTGATTCTACGATGACGACCAGCAATCTTGATGTTTGTGTTAAGAAACCGCACCTTATCTTGATCGAATGGTTTACCTTTCTTTCGGTTTGCATTTACTTCTGGAGGAGATACATCGTAAGGGAAACTGAAGCGAACCTCTGCATCCTTGATAGTATTACCAACGTAGTGAGTATGAGCAGCAAACACGATAGACTCAGGTGCAATCGTATCGAAGAACTTGTAAGTCAAAATGTTAGGAGTATATTCTTTAGTACCACCAAAACCAATGAAATCTCCCTGATAGATTCCTTCGAGACGAGGAAGCGAATCCATGCAAAGATGCAGGATAGATGCTACACGGGGACGATCTCCATGATTCTTTTCAATATCATCGTGAGTATAATTTATCTTGATCTTTACTTTGTTGAAGACAGATTTAGTACCAACAAAAAATCTTTTGTTTTGGGGATCAATACCCCATACAATTGCGGGTGCTCCATCATACTTGACAGACACTGTAGAATCTTCACAACGGAGAGAACGAAGCATCTCCATAAAATCTTCTTTACCACCAAAGATAGAATCTTCGGGGTGTTCAAGATGCGTGTTTTTCTTCATGACTACATCATTGCATAAAAAAACCCCTTTTGCAAGGGGGTGTGTGTAGGTTCTAACATTGTCACATCACTCTGATTGCAACGTATCTAAGTAATCTAAAAGTTTACGAATATTGCTGTCTTGGTTTACACTTGGATTATCAACCATCTCGGTCATAATCACATTTAGTGCGGTCTTTGATTGATCTTTTACTCTTTCTTTTTGTTGGTGATCAACAAACTTTGGTTCTTCCATTAGTCAAACTCTACTTGATCGAGTGGGATAGGATCTTCGCCCTGGGTGTTATACGCAGGAGGAAACATATGTGCCTCATAACACATATTTAGGACGGATTCACATTCCCTATAAGTCTTACTGTCAATTATTGTTTTGTTAATTTGATAGTGCCTAACTGCATCGTAAATTAGACACTTTTGTACGTGTGAAAGTTCCATTAAGTAATAAACTCCTCAACAATACAGGACTCAGAATCTTCTGCAAGAGCAAAATATGAAGACTTTTCTACATTTTTACGAAGTTGAACGTAATGTGGTCTATTCATTCCATTATCTTTTTGAGCGATTAAATCAAAACATTCATCCTCATTTTCAGCAATAACTACCCACAATCCACCATATTCAGATTGTGGAAATGGAACAAAATGTTCAACATTAAAAAGAAACTTAGGCGCCATTATTGAGTGTAAGGTTTGATGTAATTTTAGTAAATTATTTGATAGATGTCAACCGTGGAGGTGGTGGCATTTTCATCTTAGTTTCTTTCTCATGGTGAGCAACATCATCAAAGTCAACATATTCCATCAACATGTGAACCATGTCATATAGTTCTTCGATTTGATCTTCAAGGAGTTCAATACTCTTTTTCATCGGACAAATGCCAATTCAAGTGGATTCAAATGATCAAAATTCAACTGCATTGCAGTGTAAGGAGTTGTATCGTTAATTGATACTTCCTTACCTATCTTATTTGAGTTGATGGGGGCATGGTAAGTGTGCGTAGTGCCTCTCTTTGCTGTTGTTTTTGTTTTACAGAATCCCCAGATAGTGCGATGTGGATTGCTACCATTGAAGAGATACCCAGGACGATATACAAGGAAGATTGCAATAACATTAGTCTTAAAGCAAACTTCCTCGTAGAAGTGGTCTTCTGTTGGCGGTTCATGAATAAATCCATCGATCATCGCTCCACTTTCCAATTTTTGTCATCTTTAGCAGCAACCCAGAAAAAGTAAGAATTGTTGAGTGATTCTAAGAACAACCATTCTTGTCCTTGATGTTCACGAACTTCTCCTACAGTGCAAGTGTGAAATAGATCCATCTCATTAGCAAAACGATTCTTTGCTTTACTAGAGATTGGAGTGACACAAACGCGACGTTTCTTGGTGGTCTTGGTAGTCATCAAAGATCGAGAATAGTTTGGAAGTTTACAAGTTCAGACACCACAACTTGGTTGGTGTCTACATTTAGAATAATATGTTCCCATACTGTACTGTCAGAACCAGGAGCAAACATTTCCAACTGTGTATCATCTACACGTTTGAAGAATGTTTTATCTGGGACAGGATTAGCACGGAGTTGTTTTCTGCCACGAAGATTGCCTACTGCATTGTAAGCGAAACCAAGGGCGATTAGTTTTTCGGGAACATTCATTTGCGACTGAAGTTATTGTAGTGCATCGAGCAACGGATTCCCATTACCTTGGACCGGTTTGGAAATTGTCACTCTCTTAGATTTAGGCGTGGATGTGGTAGTCTGTTTTACCGTGGTTTTGACTCTCTCAGATCCCTTGCCATCACTAGATTTTACTAATTGACTATTTGATTTTTTTGTTAATTTTGGTGTCTCAGGTGTTCTGCGTCGTCTCTGCGGTTTAGATTGTGACTTTTTCATTTTATCTAACTTACGCATGGCAATATCAAATGAAGTTGATAGTTCCATTTGTTTACTGTTGTAAATTATCATCCACTTTTTACCGCATGGAAGTACACACCACATCCCATCTGGAGAGATATAATTTCTCACAGGTTTGGGATGTAATAGAGTGGAGTTGTGATTGTGATACTTATTCTTCACTCTTGGACTTCTCCAATAACCCAAGATCTCATACCATGTGGTACATCAGCAATCAAATCTTGAGTCAATGTTACTACGTCCGGTGGCACAACTACACAAAATCCAATACCAAGATTGAATACATTTCTCATCTCCTCCTCGGCAATGTCTCCTGCTTTCTGAAGTTTATTGAAGATTTCTGGTCTTTCCCAAGCATCATAATTCACATCAACTTTAAGACCTTTTGGAAGACATCGTGGGAGATTCTCAGGCAATCCTCCTCCAGTAATGTGTGACATACCAAGAATAGGAATTACCTCCAACATATCCTGAATTAGTGGAGAATAGATGGTGGTTGGTGTTAACAACTCGGGCATTTCTTTATAGAAGATGTAATTTCTCCATAGCATATCATTGACAAGAGTGTATCCATTACTATGAAGTCCACTACTCTCAATACCAATGACTACATCACCTGCCCTGATGTTACTACCATCAACAACATCAAACTTCTCTACAATACCAGTACAGAAACCAGCAAGATCATAGTCATTTGCTCTATAATGTTCGGCAGTTTCTCCACCCAGGAGTTCCATTCCAGCAATCTCACATCCTTTGACAACTCCATACACAATATCACTGACGTTAGCATCAAGTGATTTTGTAGAAACATAGTCTAAAAAATATAATGGTTTAGCGCCAGAACATATAACGTCATTGACGCACATAGCAACGAGATCCTGACCAATA